TGCCGCCTCCCGTGTTGTATGGGTCGCCGGCCGGAATGTTGCCGGCTCGTTGGTCGTCGCGGATGCGGCGCACTTCTGCCGCTACCTCTTCGTCGTCGAGGTCCGGCGACCGCCACTTCACCTTCATGAAGTCGGAGATGGCGCCTGCTGAGTCGAGCAACTGCAGGGTCCGCGCGGTGGCTTCGGGGTCGGGCTGTACGGCCTGCGGCCAGGATGCGGTCAACTCGGCGGCAGGGTCGACGCCCTTCGCGCCGCAGTGCGTGACGTCGACCATCATCATCGTCGTCAGGTGATCCAGCAGTGCGGGCCGCTGATACAGGATCTTCGTGCCGCGGGTGGCGAGGGACTCCTCCTTGCGAGCTGCGACCTCCGTCGCTGTCACTGCCACGGTGCCCTCGTCGCCGAAGCTCTGCGCGCTGTAGCCGGCGCTGCTCAGGATCTGCTTGCGGAGGGCCTTCGTCGTCCGCTCGTGCTCGTCGACCCGGATGCTGAACTGGACTTCGCTGATGCTGTCCTTGCCGCCTTCGTCGAGCATGTTCAGGGCGACACTGACTTCCTTCTCCAGGTTGAACGTGCCGCCGGTCCCGGGCCCGTCGGTGTCGAGCATCGACTGGGGGAGCAGGATCCGCGCCTTGCCGAGCCGTAGATCGCGGAGCCAGCTCGTCCAGGTCTCGTCGAGGGAGTCCATGAACGGCTCGACGCCGGACAGGTCGGAGCGGCCGAGCGGCGCCGTGTTCGGGATGCCGTCCCAGATCCGGTTCGGCAACACATTCGGCACATGCGTGATCAGCAGCCGGTTGACGCCCGTCGCCTGGCGCCCCTGAGCGTCCGTGCGCGCGGCCAGATACTCGGTGTCCGGGTGAGCGGCGAGACTGTCGGCGCGCATGCCCAAGTTGCCAGCGCCGCCCTCATACAAGCCGTACTCGATCGTCCCCGGCGTGTGGTGCTCGAGCAGTCGCCACACCTTCCCGTCGTCGTCGAGCGGCGTCAGCTCCCGCCACACGATGGCCTCCGCGAGCTCGCCCCACCGCCACGTCGGCACCACCGCCTCCGGTGCGATCACGTCCGTCCACGGCCGCGGACGCAGGCTCGTGTCCCAGACGACACGCAGGTAGGAGTTCGACAGGCCCGCCGTCAGCTCCGCAGCCTCCCGCATCTTCGCGTGCCCGCGGTCGTCGAGGTAGCGGCCGAGCTGCGCCTGCGTCGACTTCGCCGTCGCGGTGTCGGTGGAATCGCCGTCGACCGTCACCTGCGGCACGTCCGCCCACAGCAGGTTCGCCGACATCTCCGCAATGTCCGCCGCGATCGGAACATGCAACTTCGCGGACTGCTGCCCGGGTGTCGGCTGCTGCCCCCAGAACGTGCGCAGCTCATCGCCGGCTGCGCGCCGCTGGTCGACCTCGAAGAAGCGGCGGGCGATCGCGTTGTTCCGGTAGTTCGCCACACCGCCGTACACGGCCGCGAGATGGTCAGTGCTGCCGGAGTACCAGGCGCGCCACATGTCCATGTCGGCATGCGGGATCGCCAACTCCGGCGGCGGCCACGGGGTGTTCGTGGTGGGCAGCGGCATGGGGTGTCCTTCCTAAGCGGCCATGGCGAGCTGGCGCTGCCACAACGGGCGGGTCGTATATGTGGCATAGCGGGCCGAGTCGATTCCGTGATCTGCGATCTTGATGGGCTTGTCCTCACCCTTCTCCGCGGCCTTGTCGTCCCAGGCGTAGCCCGGCATCTCGGCGATCAGCGACTTACAGGAGGAGTGGACGCGCAGCTTGCCCGCCGACAGCAAACTCGACATGGTGCGCACCCCGTCCAGCACCGAGTTGTTGGCCGGCGTGGGCGTGAGCCGGTCCCGTCGCAGCTGTGCGATGAAGGAGGCGGCAGAGGGGTCGACGGTCACGAACGAGGGACGCACCGCACCGACTCCGGGAACGTCAGAGAGCCACGCTCGCATCCGCTCGCTGTACTCAAGGTCGGTGAGCTGACGCCGTTGCTGGCGGCCGTCGTAGCGCCACTCGGAGGCGATATACAGGCGCCTGTCGCGCCCCAGCCCGAGCAATGTGGCGTGGAACGGGTTGGTCTGCCCGTAGTCGACGCCGACGCCCACCCAGCGCGCGATCTCGGGGAGCGTGTCGACAACATGCCGATCCTCGTCCCACATGTCGAAGATCGATCCCTCGGCGGCTATCCACTCACCCAACACGAAGCGCCGGAACCAGAGACCCACGAATTCGGCGCGGATCGCAGCAACGTAGTCGGCGGCCAGCGAGGGGTTGTCGTCGAGGGTGAAGTGCCAGTAGCGGATGCCGAGTTCGTCGCGCCGGTCGATGAAGTCCCGCTTTAGCCAGTGGGCCGGCGACCCGGGGTTCGTCGAGGCGAACAGCTTGGCTCCGGGCACGCTCATACGGCCGAGGAGCTGCGTCCAGAACTCCTGTGGAACGAGCGTGGCCTCGTCTACGAGCACCCCTGCGCAGGTCATGCCACGTAGGCGCTCCTCGGCCCTGCTGTCGTTGGCGCCTATCACCCTGACCGGTCGGCCGAGGATCGTGGCTGTCGGCGCGCCGCGGGTGTAGTGCACGTGCTGGGCGAGAGGGCCGAACAGGCTGGGGTCCTGGAGCGGGATGAAGACGTTGGAGGCGGCCGTGTTCGTCGTCTTCGCGACCACGGCCAGCTCGCCGCCCAGGGGAGCGGTGGCCACGTACATGAGCCACCGCAGCAGCGTCGAGATCGTCTTCCCGGCACGGATCGACCCGGAAGCAATGTTGATCCGCGCCGTGCTGTTCGCGACGAAGTCCAACTGCTTCCGGGACATCCCGAGCTCGGCAGCGCTGAGCATGGTGCTCTATTCACCCTCGGCTAGGGCGATGTCCTCAGGGGCGTCCTCGTTGACGATCGCGGCGATGCCCTCAGCGAGCTTGCCCAGCATCGACTTCGCATCGTCTGCGCCGCCGCTGGCTTCGACCGGGGCCAGCTTCAGTGACCGGTCGGAGGCGGCGCCGGCTGCCATCACCAGAGCGCGTCGCTCGGCCGCGGGTGCCTCGTCGAAGGTGTGCTCTTCGTAGACGTTGTCCTTGCCGCCGAACGCGTAGACCGTCGTCTCCTTGTAGATGCGGGCGAGGCTGTCTTCGGCTACGTCGTGGAACTGTTCGGCGAGGTCGATGCGACGCTCGGCAAGGTCCGCGACCCGTGCCCGCGTGGCGGCTTCGATCCGGGACCGGTCGAAGCTCAACTCCAGGTAGGCGGCGGTCCGGGAGACGCAGCTGCCTTGGATGCCCATGCGGCGGCTGATCTCGTTCCTGCCGAGCCCTTCGGCGTGGAGTTGGCGCAGCAGGGGCCACTTGTCCTCGGCCATGATTTCGTGAGGCATCAGGCCCTCCGGGGGTTGTGTGCGCGCTGGCGCATGAGTGCGGGGAGTGGGGTGCCTTCGAGCGGCCACGACTTCGACCACGGGATCGCCGCGCAGCGGCAGCGCGGATGCCTTGGCGGGCCGGGGATGGGTGTGGTGAATACGGTGCGCCGCGGGTCGAGGGAGAGGCCGCCGGGGAACAGGTGGCCGGGTTTGACGGTGAGTCCGGCGTAGGCCTGGCAGGCGGGGCATGCTCCGACCTCGGCGACCCACAGCAGGCGGGTGTCATCTCCGAGGGCGCGGGCGACGAGGCGGGCACCGTTTGCGGCGGCGCTGGTGATGGCGACGGCCATGGCGGTGGAGATCCTGCCGACGCCGCGGCGGGCCCGCTTGAACACGGAGTTGAGTCCTGCGAGCCCGGTGGCGGTGAGCGCGGCCGTGGTGAGCAGGGCGAGCGCGTGTCCTTGCTCCTGCTCGACAGCGGCGGGGATGGACTGTGCGGCTTCCTGCGCCTCGGGTCCGGCCTCGGGGGTGACGGGCGGGGTGGGCGTGCCGCGCATTGCTGCGGCGAGCCGTGAGGCGTGCTGGGCGCCTTGGTAGGCGGCGGTGAACGCGGCGCGTTCGGCGGCGGCTTGGGCCTGTATGCCCTTGCCTTGGAAGGCGTCCCGCAGGAGTTGGCGAACCCAGTCGACGAACTCCTTGAGACGGGCCGGGATGAGCTTCCCGGCGGTTTCTCGGACCCAGCGGGTGACCGCGGCGGCCTGCGCCTCGGCGACGGCTTGGGCGAGGGGGCGGGTGGCCTGAGCGATGGCCTGGTGTTCGAGGGCGCGGATGCGGTCTGGCTGCTGTTGTGCGGTGTCGGCGATGCGGCTGCTGTCCACACGCCACCCCCTCTCGCGTTTTCGAATCAAAGGTAATCTTGCCTTGTCACCTTTGATTGTGCAGTATTGAGGCGAGTTCAGGGTTAACATCGACGCCAGTGCGAGGCGATCAAGGCATCGCCGCCATCGCACAGGCCGCCCAAGGAGGCTCCCGATGACGACCCCCGCCCAAGCGACACCCGCCAACGACCCGGCACCGGACCCGAGCAACCAGCCCGGCACCCCAACCGAGCCCACGGCACCCGCACCGACTCCGCCAGAGCCGGCCGCACCCGAAGCACCCGCCAAGCCCACCGAACCGACCGAGCCGAAGCCCGCCGCCGAACCCAAGGGGAAGTCCCCGAAGTTCGAGGGCGAGTTCGACCCGGCAAAGTTCGAAAAGCTCGTCGAGAACCTCCGCGGCGACGTCGATGCCGAAAAGCAGAAGCGCCAAGCCGCAGAGAAGAAGGCCGCCGACGACCAGGCCGCGATGCGCAAGCTGTTCGCGGAGGCCGCAGGCGTCAAGCTCGACGAGGACAAGCCGCCCACCCCGGAGGAGTTGGCCAAGCAGCTGGAGGAGTCCCGCGGCGAGACCAAGGCGTCCCGCGATGAGACCCGCCAGATGCAAGTCGAACTCGCCGTCTACAAGACGGCCGGGAAGCACGGCGGCGACCCCGATGCGCTCCTCGACTCACGCGCTTTTGCCAACGCCATCGCGAAGCTCGACCCCAGCGCGGCCGACTTCGACGAGAACGTCGGCAAGGCCGTGAAGACGGCAGTCGAAGGCAACAGCAAGCTCGGCGCCAAGAAGCCCGAGCCGAAGCCGGAGACTCCCGCAGGCGGCGCGGACATGGGCGGCACATCGGGCGGCAAGCGGCAGCTCGGCGCGGCAGACGTAGCGCGGATGACACCCAAGCAGATCACCCAGGCCGTGAACGAAGGAAGGCTCAACGCCTACCTCGGCAGCGGCTGACGGCCCATAGGAGCCTCCGTTGTCGATCAACAACTTCAAGCCGGAGATCTGGTCCGCCCAGCTCCTGGACGCCCTGGAGAACTCGCTCGTCTACGCGCAGCCGCAGCTCGTCAACCGCGACTACGAGGGCGAGATCTCCACCCAGGGCCAGTCGGTCCACATCACGACCATCGGCGACCCGACGATCTTCGACTACGACAAGACGTCGACCCTCAACTACGAGGAAGTCGAGACCGCCGGAACCGACCTCATCATCGACCAGGCCAAGGCCTTCGCATTCCGCCTCGACGACGTCGACAAGGCGCAGGCCCTCCTCAACCCGATGACGAAGATGGCCCAGAACGCCGCCTACGGGCTCCGCGACAAGGCCGACGCGTTCGTCGCCAACCTGTACACCGGCGTCGCCGCGGGCAACACCGTCGCCTCGACCGGCGCCCCGCAGTCCCTGTCCACGGCGATCGACGCCTACGACAAGGTTCTTGTACCGCTGCGCACCAAGCTCAACCGCAGCAACGTCCCCACCCAGGGCCGCTACATCGTCGGCTCCCCGGAGTTCACCGGGCAGCTCCTGAAGGACGACCGGTTCGTCCGCGTCGACGCCTCCGGCAGCGACCAGGGCCTCCGCAACGGCATGGTGGGCAGGGCCGCAGGCTTCGACATCCTCGAGTCGAACAACACCCCCAACCCGACGGGTTCGGTGCAGGTCATCCAGGCCGGCTACCCGGGTGCGATCACCTACGCGGAGCAGATCCTCGAGACCGAGGCGCTGCGGCTGCAGAACACGATCGCTGACGCCATCCGTGGCCTGCACGTGTACGGCGCGAAGCTCCTGCGCCCGACCGGTATCGCGGTCGCCTTCGTCACTCCGTGATCCTCGTCGCCCTATCTGATCCTGGGAGCTTCCTCATGCCTCGCACTGCTGTTGCGTACAGTCCGCTCGTCGCGAACGGGCACCTCACGTCCCCGGCGGGGACCACGATCGATTCGACGCTGGTCACGAATGGCGTCGTCATCAACGGTGTCGACCCGGAGCGCACCGTGCTCCGCGTCACCAACTCGGCGGCCACCGCGAAGAACATCACGGTCAAGGCCGGGGCGGGCCGCCAGTCCTGGCTGTCCGGCTCCGGCGACTATGTGCAGTCCGTCGGCGCGTCCGCCTCCGAGTTCCTCGGCCCGTTCACGAGCGCCCGGTTCCAGCAGCGCGGCTCGTCGATGTACGTCGACTTCGAGTCCGGCTTCACCGGCACCCTGACCGTCCTGAAGCTGCCGAAGGCGGGCCTGTGATGAGCCGCGAGTTCCAGGGGGCGGGCGGTCTGCGCCTGCACCTCGACGAGCCGTTCTCGCCGCAGGTGGCGGAGCAGATCCGTAAGGGCCACCTCGTGCCCGTCACGGACGATGCCACCGAAGAGGAGCCGGTCGCCGAGCCGGACGGGCAGGGACCCGACGACGGTGGCGGCGAGCTGAAGCGGCCCGCGGCCAACGCGAAGGTCGACGACTGGCGTGCCTACGCGGTCAGCCTCGGCATGTCCGAGGACGAGGCGCAGGCGTCCACCAAGGCTGAGCTCGTTGACTGGGTTGACGTCGCTGAGGGTTCGGGGGAGTAGCCGATGCCGTATGCGACCGTCGGTGACCTGGAGGCGTGGCTCGCTCCTGAGCCTGCGCCTCAGAACGCTGTGCGTCTCCTCACGAGGGCGACCGTGGCGATCGACAGGGCGCTGTACGGCCTCGCATACGACATCGACGATCCCGACGTGGTGGAGACGCTGCGGGACGCGTGCATGCAGCAGGTGCAGTGGCTGATCGACCGCGACGACGAGACCGGCGCCCTCGACGACCTCCAGTCGATGAGTACGGGGCAGCGCTCCTTCACGCGCCGCACGGTCGGCCAGGGCGCGGGCGCCACGCAGCGCCTGGCCTCCTCAGCTGCGGACGTTCTCAAGGTGTCCGGCCTGTTCAAGGCGTTCGTGTGGGTGGAGGACTGATGCCCGGCCATATCGGACGCCAGACCGTCACCGTCCTCGACGCGCCCCTCGTCGCCGGCCCGTACAACGAGCAGGTTCGCGACTGGGGCAACGCGACGGAGACGGAGATGGGTCGGGTCACCGTCGACTACACCGGCTCCACCGAAACCCAGAACGCGGGCGACCAGACCGTCACCACAGCCCGCCTCTTCCTCCCGCCAAGGGCGATGCGGATCAACGAGTGGATGCGCGTCTCCTGGCAGGGCCGCACCTGGGAAGTCGACGGCGTAGGCGGCGACTTCGAGGAGTCGGGCCCGCTGTCGGGGCAGGTCGTCGACCTCAAGGAGGTGGCCGGCTGATGCCCGCCCGCGTGGACATCGAAGTGGAACTCGACGACGAGGCCATCGCGTTCGACCTTCCGCTGACCGAAGAGGTGCAGGCAGACCTCACTGAGCGCATGAAGCGGGTCGAGTCCATCGCCATCGCCACCGCCCCGGTCTACACGGGCGAGTTCAGAGACAAGATCCACATCGTCGACCGGCCCGACACGGACGGCACACGCCACGTCGACGCCGACGCCGAGCACTCCTACTACGTCGAGCACGGCACCACCCAGCGAGACCGCCATGGTCACGCGATCCACCGACCCCACTACACGCTCAGTCACGCACTCGACGCCGCTGGGGGCGACCACTGATGAAGGAGAACGGCAATGGCTGACGGCGACGTCGTGAAGATGCGGCTCACGTTCTGGCGTGACGGCAAGGTCCCCGGCGACATCGTCGAGGTTCCCGTCGACGACGTATACCGGTGGAAGGGCTTCGCCGTTCCCGTCGAGGCCACGAACCCGGCGGACGTCCCGAACCCGAACGGCGCGCCCGCTGAATCGGCGCCGGTCGCCGAATGGCGGGCCTACGCGGTATCCCTCGGCATGGACAAGACGAAGGCCGACAAGGCCACCAAGTCCGAACTGCAGGACTTCGTGGCGAAGGCCACGGCCGGGGCGACGGCCTAGCCATGACCACACCGGTTGTCCTCCCCGACGGTAAGCAGATCGCCATCGAGCTGCTGTCCGCCGCCCTGGACGGCGTCCTCGTCACCGGGAAGCTGCCCGCAGGCACCGCCCTGAACGCGGCGCTCCCCGTGGTGCGCCTGCTGCGTATCGGCGGCGTCGCCGACATGCGCGGCTGGAACGACCCCGCCAACCGGGACAACCCCCGCTTCTCCGTCGACTGTTACGCGGACTCGGACCACACCGCACTGCAGCTTGCCCGGCGCGTCTGCGCCGAGTGGGAGCTGCTGCCGGGCCGCGCCACCGCCGACGGCATCGTCACCCGGATCAGCGAAGAGACGGGCCCACAGGACCGACCTGAAGAGCCGAACACGGGCATCGCCCGAGTCGGCATGACTCTGGGGATGAGCGTCAGCCCACCCCAAGCGATCTAGGAGGTCCCCGTGGGCGACGCATCCACGATCATCGTCGGCACCGCCGGCAAGGCGTACATGGCCGAAGTCGGGTCGACCTTCCCGACCGGCCCGGAAGAAGTGTGGGGCTCCGACTTCACCGACATGGGCTTCGTGACCCCCGATGGCCTCGAGGAGGCCCTGGAGGAGGAGCGCACGCAGCTCGACGCGTGGGGTGAGGACGCCCCGGTCGTCGACCTGGCGCGCAAGCGCACACAGACGTTCAAGCTCGCGTTCCGGCAGACCACGGCGCCGCTCCTGTCGCTGTACTACCAGGTGGCCTACGCGAACATGACCAGCACGGCGGCGTCGGTTGGCCCGCCCGCGAAGAAGCAGTTCCTGTCCTTCGGCTCCGGCAGCCTGTCGGACACGGTGGAGATCTCCCTCGGCCTCGACGTGATCATGTCGGGGAAGCGGCACCGCATCATGATCGCCCGCGCGGGTGTCACCGACCGCGAGTCCATCAAGCACAACCCCGAAGACTCCTCCAACTTCGGGTTGACCTTCACCGCGCTCGCCGCCCCCGGCGGAGCCCAGTCCGTGCAGCACTTCGTCACCGACGTCGCCCTCCCCACCCCCTGAACCGCCCCTGACTGGTGGTCTGTCGCGCTCAACACCCCGGGCGGGGGCGGCACGACAGACCACCTGCAAGCCCCCGCCCCGCCCTCGCCCGCGAAGGAACCATCGTGTCCAAGCCGAACCGCAAGGTCATCCGCCTCCAGCAGATGCGCGCCCAGCAGACCCAGGCCGCAGGCATCAAGCACGTCGACGTCGTCTACGAAGCCCCCGGCGAGGCCCCCGGCACCGTCGTCGAGAAGACCTGCAGCTTCCTCACCCAGGACTACTGGCCCGTCGAAGTCCTCCGTAGCGCACAGGACGCCGGAGACACCGACCAGTTCGACATCCTCCGACGGGTCGCGTCACCCCCGGAGGCGTTCGACGAACTCGTCTCCATCGCCCAGCTCACCGTCGGCGAACTCAAGGAACTCGTCGAGGAACTCGCCGACGAGGCAGGCACCAGCGAGGGGGAAGAGCCTGGCTCCTCCAGCTCCTCGACGAGCATGCAGGAGCCGTCCGCGCCGACCTCCAGCGCTACTACCCCGGCCGCCGCCTAGAAGAGTTCTGGGCCATGTCCTGGGGCGAAGGCTCAATGAACTGGGCCGAACTCCGCGACCTCGTTCAGGCCCTCCCCGAGGACTCCGCAACGAAGGCAGCCACAGCAGGCGGCGAGCAGGAAGAACAACGCTGGAACAACAGCACCTTCCTGCAAGCCGCGACCTACAACGCGCTGCTCGTCCTGGTGCGGATCCTGTGGGTCGCCCACCTGAAGGGCAGTCCACCGGACATGCAGGCGATCAGCCCGCCGAGCCTCTCCGCGGACGCCACCGAGGACGAAGCCGCCGTCGCGATCAGCGAACACCTGCTCAACCAGTACAGCCCCGCCCAACCCGAAGCCGACCCCGACGGGATCGCCGAGTGGGAGCAGCGGATCCGAGAGCTCGAAGCCCAAGGCGTATAGGAGGGAGGCGGCATGGCCGACGCCACCACGGTTGGACGCACCCGGGTATCACTGATCCCGGACACCACCCGATTCGGCACCGAACTTGCCGCCGAACTACCCAAAGTTGTCCGCCCCGGCGCACTCAAGGCCGCCGACGTCATCGGCGACACCATCCAACGCCGCCTCGACACCCTGCGGCCGACCGTCAAGGTCGGCATCAACCTCGCCACGACGGGGATCAAGGCTGAACTCGAGAAGCTGACCAAAGCGCGGACCATCGACCTGGGCTTCAGCGTCGACGACAACGACGCCAAGAAGAAGATCGAAGCGCTCACCAAGGCGCGCACCATCGACATCGACTTTGATGTTGATGACGATCCCGCCAAGAAGAAGATCGACAAGCTCACCGGCGACCGCACTATCGACATCGACTTCGACGTCGACGACGACCCAGCCAAAAAGGCCATCGACAAGCTCGTCGCCGACCGCACCCTCGACGTCAAGGTCAATCTCGACACCACCGCCGCAGACACCGCTCTTAAGAAGCTCACACGGGACGCCACAGCCGAGGTCGACATCGTCCCCACCATCAACGATGCCGCTATGAAGCGCGTCGAGTCAGCTCTCGACAAGCTGTGCAAAGACCGTGTCGTCCAGATCCGCGCCACCGTCGACACCAGGGTCGGCGCACAAGAGATCCGCAACCTCGTGCGACGGCAGCGGGTCCGTATCGGTGTCGACGTCGACACCCGGGTCGCCGCCGACGACATCGCCAACCTCACCCGCCGCCGCCAGATGACGGTGCAGGCCCGCGCCGACACGACCGCCGCGAACACAGCCCTCAACCACGTTGCCCGCGACCGCACCGCAAACGTCCGCGTCCGATCCACCGGCCTCGCCGCACTCACCGGAGCCCTCGGCAACCTGGGTGGGGGCGGAGGCGGCGGCGCCGGACTGAGCATGCTCGGCGGGCGCATCGGCCAGATCGCCGCAGCCTCCCTGCTGGCCCTGCCATCGATCGCATCGCTCGGGCAGGCGATCGTCCAACTCGGACCGCTCGCAGCGACCGCCGCGCCCGCACTCGCCACCCTCCTCGGAGGGTTCGCCGCCATCAAGGTCGGCACGACCGGCATCGGCGACGCCATCAAGGCAGCCTTCCAGCCGGCGCCGGCCGAGATGAACAAGGCCGCCTCGGCGACACGGCAGGTCGAGTCCGCACAGCGCTCCCTTGCCCGCGCACAACGGTCACTGCAGGACGCGCAAGTGCAGGCCGCCGAACGGGTCCGCCAGGCGCAGCGCGCCGTCGGCACCGCCGAACGCGAACTCACCTCGGCGCAGCGCGATTCACGGCAGGCACAACTCGACCTGACCGCCGCCCGCCGTGAGGCGGTACGCGAACTGCAGGACATGAACAACCAGCTCATCGACGGCCGCCTGGGGGAGCGGGAAGCAACGCTCGCCGTCCAGCAGGCCGAGGAGGATCTGGCCCGCACCCGCAACGACCCGGCAGCCACACAGCTGCAGATCCAGCAGGCGGAACTCGCCCGCGACCGCGCCGTGCAATCCCTGTCCGAGCAGCGCACCGAAGTCACCCGCCTCGCCAAGGACACCGCTGCCGCGAACAAGGCGGGCGTCGAAGGCTCCAAGACCGTCGTCGACGCCAAACGGCAGGTCGCCCAGGCCGACCAGCAGGTCGCCGACCGGCAGAGGGCCGTCGCCGAAGCCCAGCGCGGCGTTGTTCAGGCGCAGGTCGAAGGGCAGCGGCAGGTCCGCGACGCTCAGGAAGCCGTCGCCGACGCCGCCCGCAACGTCGCACAGGCACAGCAGACCGCCGCCACACAAACATCGGCGCTCGACACCGCCCTGTCCAAACTGTCACCCAACGCGCGGGCGTTCGTGGGCACGCTGCAGGCAATGGCGCCTGCCTGGCGGGCCATGCGCCTCGACGTACAGGACCGGCTGTTCGCGGGCCTCGGCACCCGCCTGCAGGCCGTCGGCACACAGATACTGCCGACCGTCCGTCGAGGGCTCGTCGGGGCCGCAGGCGCCCTGAACACGATGGCGAAGAACGCCCTCACCGCGGTCTCCAACCTTCAGAAGGCCGGCACCCTGGCCAAGGTCTTCGACGGCATCAAGTCCAGCCTCAGCAACCTGTCCCGCCTACCGGGACAACTGGTCACCGGGTTCGCCCAGTTGTCCGTCGCCGCTCAGCCCGCGTTCGACCGCATCACGAGCGGCCTGGCCGGCGCCATGGACAAGGCCATGGCCAAGCTCGACAAGGCGTTCAAGAACGGCCAGCTGACGGAGGCCATCAACACCGCCCTCGATGTGGCGATCGAGTTCGGGAAGGTGCTCGCCGACATCGGCGGCATCGTCAAGGTCATCTTCAAAGCGGCAGCCGACGCGGGCGGCAACTTCTTCGGCACCATCGGCGCGGCGATCAAGGAGATCCGGCGGGTTCTCGAGGCGCCGGAGATGAAGGCCGCCCTGACCTCAATCTTCAAGGGGCTGAACGCGGTAGCGAAGTTGCTCGCGGGGGCCCTGGGTGCAGCCATCGAGGCGGTCCTGCCGGTGCTCGCCGCGCTGGCGCCCACCGTGGTGTCCCTCGGCCAGATCCTCGGCCCGGTCATCAACAACCTGTTGAAGGCTTTGGGCGCGGCGTTGGTGCCGATCGCGAAGGCACTCGGCCCGCTGCTCCAGCTGGCCGCCGTCGCCATCGGCAAACTGGTCACCGCGCTGACACCTCTCCTGACGATCATCGGGAACTTGATCGCGCAGGCGCTGCCGCTGCTGACTCCACTCTTCACCCAGTGGATCAACAGCATCGTCGAACTCTCCCCGCTGATCACCCTGATGGCGACCACCCTCGGCGTCGCCCTGAAGCCCGTCCTGAACGCCCTGGTGAAT